TTTGTAGCGGAAGGCATGCAGCAAGCAAAGGCGATGTCGGCACAGATCAGCGGGGCTGGTCAGCCGGACCCCTTGGTAAAGTTGAAGGAGCAGGAGTTGCAGATCAAGGCGCAGTCCGAGCAGGCGGATGCCCAGTTGGACCAACAGAAATTGCAGCTTGATGCGCAGAACCAGCAGATGCGCGGCGAGCAGTTTGAGAAACGCTTGGCAAGTCAGGAACAGCAGACTGCAGCGCGTATAGACAGTGCAATGAAAAGAGAACTATTGAAACTAAGAGGACGGAATAATGGCCAAGGTTAAGATCGTAACAAACAAGCCGACAAAAGCACCAAAAGCGGAGATGGTTGGCAAGCAGAAACCTGCGCCTATGGCGGGCGACAAGATGAAGCGCATGAAGACGCGTGGGACGGGTGCCGCAATTAAGGGCACGACCCACATGGGCTGTTAGTGCTGTGTTCTTTAGTAATAATCCTTTGGGGCCATAGCTTTAAGCTAGGGTTTTATAAGGCTTGTTACTATGACTGTGGGTCGCGTAAATACGGTTATTATGATAGAGTGTACCGTGTAAGTCCTGAATATGTTTGTCCTTACAGGTTGGAACTAGCATGATTGATCCATTAACAGCGTTGTCGATTGCGTCTGCGGCTGTCGGTCAAATGCGTACTTTAATTAATGCGGGACGTGATACCACACAAGCCATGTCAAAGTTTGCGGGTGCGTGGGCAGATATTAACGAAGCGGAACGCCAAGCTAAAAACCCGCCTTGGTATAAGGCATTCAGCGGTTCAATGGAAGAACGCGCGGCTCAAGCCTTTTCTGCAAAAAAGAAAGCCCAAGACTTAAAAACAGAACTCGAAAATATGATCAGGTTTATTCACGGCCCAAAGGGGCTTGAAGAATACAAGACAATTTTGCGGGACATGAGGAAGCAAAAAGAAAAGACTGAATTTCGCAAAGCGAAACTAAAGCAAGCAATCATTGAATGGACATTTGGTTTTATTATTTTTGTCATTGCTATGGCTATTATGACGTTTGTTCTTTGGTTTGTCGGAAAGCGTGAAGGCAAATGGTAAATGAGCTTGGTTCAAATTGGTGACATGAAATATGTGGTATATGACAAACGCGGAAAAGTTGTTATAATTACCAGTGACAAGGGAATAGCCGAAAGGTACAAAAATGGCGACAATACTTGATGATTGGAAAGTTTTGCCACGATTGATGATGTTAGTATTTACTTTTATGTCTTTTCGTGTGGTTGAATGGTTTATGGGGTTAGAGGACCCAACAACGCAACAAGCTGGGCTTGTAAGTGTTGTCATGGGAGCCGCCACAGGGGCCTTCGCGGTCTGGATGGGTAAAGAGGTAAAATAATGGCCACTTATAAAGACGGTAAACGTGTTGACGGACCTTCAGATAAACACTTTGAAATACTTGCTTCGCACGGCAAGGCGGATCAGATACCCAAAGACAAATTAGATAAGGCCTTGTCTGATGCTGCAGCCACGCAAGCGGCGCAAAAGAAAAAACTAGGTAATATTTTCAGCGGTATATTTTCTGGCTTAAAAGATAACTTTGACGGTGGTGGCAAGAATATGGCGGGGGCGAGGTTCGCTCGTGGCGATGTATCTATGTTTGATACAAACAAGGACAAATACATTTCAGAGATAGAGTTTCAAAACGCACAAACACAGTTTCCTGACGTATATCAGTCGCAGGTAAGTAGTGGTATACCTTTTCTGTCAAATGCGGTTGGTGCTAGGCCCTACGGGTCCTATGCCCAAGAAGAGTCCCTTGGAAACCAAGGTACAAATATTGGGACAACAGGTATTGCGAGCCTTTTTACTGGTGGTATTACAGGGGCAATGCTGAACCAACTGCGTGGGCGTAACATGGGTGCTGTAAACCCTAACCTGCCTTTAGGTATGCGATTGGGGTCTGTTCCTAAACCACAACTGCGACCCCCCGGTCTTTTTTCGCAAGAAAACGCTGCAGCAAGCGTGAACACACCACCTTCTGTGCAAATTAACGCGGACGGGTCGATGTCTTACATAGATAGCTTTGGGAATTTGGTATGATACAAGCACTGATTGGACCGTTAACCGACTTAGCCAGTGGATGGTTGAAGGGCAAGGCTGATGCTCAAGCTGCGGCTGCGAATCTCAAGCTGGTCGAGGCAGAAGCGAAAGCGACCATAATGAAGTCTGCGGCTACGTCGGAGGCGGATTGGGAAAAGCTGATGGCGCAGGGCAGTCAATCGTCATGGAAGGATGAGTGGTTAACAATACTATTTAGCGTACCATTAATTCTCTGTTTCTTGCCGTTTGAGTGGGCGGAGAAGGCTGTAACGAATGGCTTTGCTGCACTGGAATCTATGCCAGACTGGTATCAATACACGTTGGGTGTAATCGTAGCGGCCTCCTTTGGTGTACGCTCTGCAACTAAGTTTTTTGTAAAAAAGTAACGGAGAAGGGAAAATGGTGTATAAACTGGGAAAACGATCTTTAGAAAGGCTGGAGGGCGTAGATGAACGCATGGTTGCGGTTGTCAAATCAGCGATTCAACAGTCAGATCAGGACTTTAGCGTTATCTGTGGGCTAAGATCGATAGAAGAGCAGAAGAAGCTCGTTGCGAAAGGAGCTTCACAGACGATGAAATCGAAACATATCGACGGATTGGCCGTAGATTTAGCGGCGTGGGAGGATGGAATCCGTTGGGAACTGAATCTGTACGACGAGATCGCGGACGCAATGAAAGCAGCAGCTAATGATTTTGGCATAAAAATTCGTTGGGGCGCGGCTTGGCACTTAGATTCATTTGCAGATTTCCGTGGATCGGCAGAAGATGCTATGAATCAGTATATTGATATTCGTCGATCACAAGGTCGTCGGCCATTTATAGATGCGCCGCATTTTGAATTAATGGTTTAATATACATTTGCATATATTCCCAAATTATCCTATGCTGACGGTGTAAGATAACGTGGGAAAATATACGAATGGATGAGATATATATTGCGGAATATCTTTTTCGCATTATAAAAGAACATAGACAGGGCGTTGTTGACCACATGGTATATGGCAACGTCAAGTCTATGGAGCAGTATCGCGAGCTTATAGGCTTTTTGGAAGGCTTAAATCGCGTGGAACAGGAACTCAAGAGCCTGCTAGATAAACAGGAGCGCAGCGTTGACTGACACAACTATAAATTTAGATTCGGTTAAAGAAGCCGTGGCTAATCTTTCCGATGCTTACGAAGTCCCAAAAGTTTTAAATCCTGAAAACATTGGCGGTACTCTTCTAGACAGAATGCCTAATCCCACTGGTTGGAGAATCCTTGTTTTACCTTACCGTGGTAAGGGAAAGACTGAGGGTGGCCTTTACATGCCTGATTCGGTTGTAGAACAACAGCAGGTTTCTACTCAAGTTGGTTATGTTTTAAAAATAGGCCCGTTGGCTTACAAAGATGGTGAAAAATTCCCGTCTGGTCCTTGGTGCGAGGAAAAAGATTGGGTCATGTTTGCTAGATATTCTGGTTCTCGTTTCAACATTGATGGTGGAGAAGTGAGGATTTTGAATGATGACGAGATTTTAGCTCGTATTAATGATCCAACAGACGTTTTACATTACTAGGAGAGCCACATGGAAGAGCAGGAAGAACAATTAGAAATGGATATGGAAGTTGAGGTTGAATCTCAAGACGACAACATAGAAGTCGTCGAAGAGGATCAGTTTCAAAGGGCTGAAAATTCCACACAAAAGCGTATTGATCGACTTACAAAGAAGATGCGCGAAGCTGAACGCCGCGAACAAGAAGCTTTAAACTATGCTAAACAGGTGCAAGACGAAGCTGCTCAATTAAAGCAGAGATTTAGTGCTTTAGACAGCAGCTATGTTTCCGAGTACAGCACTCGTGTACAAACGCAAATGGACCAGACTGAAAAAGAGTTAGCTCGTGCCATGGAAATTGGCGACACAGCGGCCGCTGTGGAAGCGAATAAGAAGATGATAGCTCTTGCCTCTGAATCAGAGCGAGCAAATCAGGCTAAAATTGCTCAAGAGCGCCAACAGCAGGCCGCCCAGCAACAGTCTCAGCAGCCTCAACAGCAGCAGTACGCGCCGCAACAGCAACAAGTACGTCGCCCTGACCCGAAAGCGGAAGAGTGGGCTATGCGTAACGAATGGTTTGGCCAAGACGAGGCAAAAACATTTGCAGCTTTTGGAATACACAAAAAGCTTGTCGAAAATGAAGGGTTTGACCCGACAAGCGATGAGTATTATACTGAACTTGATCGCCGCATCTCCGATACCTTCGGTGGTAACGCAAAAAGCGTCAACAAACGGCCCGCTCAGACGGTTGCTGGCGTTTCAAGATCAAACTCTGGGCGCAGTAGTGGGAAAAAGGTTAGACTCACCCCTAGCCAAGTCGCAATTGCGAAGAAATTGGGTGTGCCGCTAGAAGAATATGCGAAATACGTGAAGGAGTAAGCAAGATGACTGAAGAAAATACAGGACCTATCAAGCGTACTGCTCGCGCTAACCAAACAAGGGAAAAAACGGCACAACGAAAGCCGTGGGCACCCCCGTCAATGCTAGATGCACCGCCTGCACCGGATGGTTTTAAGCATCGTTGGATTCGCTCGGAAACGCGTGGTTTTGACGATACTAAGAACATCAGCGCAAAGATGCGCGAAGGTTGGGAATTGGTTCGTAAGGACGAATATCCTGATTTTGAGGCCCCGGTAGTTGAATCAGGTAAGTATGAAGGTGTTTTTGGAGTAGGCGGACTTATTCTCGCACGGATTCCGGAAGAGACTATTGCCGAAAGAACTGCTCATTTCCAAGGAAAGACGCAGGATCAGATGGAAGCAGTCGATTACGATATGATGCGTGAGAATGCACATTCAACCATGACGATTAGTAAAGCTGATCGTCAATCTCGTGTAACCTTCGGTGGCCCTCGTAGAAATTAGGGTCGCCCCACTAGGAGAAAACTAAAATGGCAAATTCAAATACTGCCTATGGTCTTCGTCCTATCGGGCTTGTTGGAAACGGTGTTAACTCAACTGGTGTAACCCAGTATGAAATCGCTTCTAACAACACCAACGCAATTTACCAGTATGCTCTGGTAACACCTACATCAGCAGGTGTTATTGATTATGCCGGTGCGACGAACGGGGGAACAACTCCCGCTCTTGGTGTCCTGATGGGCGTTGAGTACGTTGACTCAGTATCAAAAAAACCAGTATTCCTTAATTACTGGCCCGGTTCTGGATCAGTCAGCGTTGACACTAACCACCCTGTTAAGGCATTCGTTGCCGATAACCCAAACCAGTTGTTTAAAGTAGCTTCTGACGCATCTCTTACAGATCGCGCCACTGCTCAAGCGGCTGTTTTTGCTAACGCATCTTTGGGCACATCAGCACGTACGGGTTCCTCTGAAAATGGTAACTCGAACTCAGCCTTGAGCGTTAGTTCAATCGCAGTTACGGCGACATTGCCGTTGCGTATTGTTGGTATTATGGATGACGAAGCGAATAGCGACTACACAGCCGCAGGTATTCCTTTGATCGTTCGTATCAACGCTCATTTCAACGCAAATACGTCGCGGTTTGATTCTCAGACCACAGCGACCTCAACAGGCGTATAAGGAGAGCGTAGAATATGGCTATTTCACGCGCACAACTAGCTAAAGAGCTAGAACCCGGCCTGAACGCGTTGTTTGGACTGGAATATGATCGTTACGAGAACGAGCATGCTGAAATCTTTGAAGAAGAGTCATCTGACCGTGCATTCGAAGAAGAGGTTATGCTTGGTGGTTTCTCAACGGCACCAACAAAATCTGAAGGCGGAGCCATCAGTTTTGACGATGCACAAGAGACATACACTGCTCGTTACACACACGAAACCGTTGCTTTGGCATTCTCAATCACTGAAGAAGCGATTGAGGACAACCTATATGACCGCTTAGCTTCTCGTTATACGAAAGCATTGGCGCGTTCTATGGCGCAAACAAAGCAAATCAAAGCGGCATCTATTTTGAACAACGCGTTCAATACAGGTGCTAACGCTATTGGTGACGGTGCAGCACTTTGCTCAAACGCACACCCAAGCTTGTCAGGCAACCAGACAAACATTTTGGCGACAGCGGCAGACCTCAACGAGACATCTCTTGAGCAAGCGTTGATCGACATTGCTGGTTATACAGACGAGCGTGGTCTAAAAATTGCGGTTCGCGGTATGAAACTAATCATCCCGAAAGAACTTCAGTTTATCGCAGAGCGCGTACTGAACTCAAACCTACGTCCGGGAACAGCGGACAACGACACCAACGCAATGCGCTCAATGGGCATGTTGCCAGAAGGTGCTGTTGTAAACCACTTCCTAACGGATACAGACGCGTTCTTCATCAAGACAGACGCGCCTAACGGGTTTAAGTACTTCAACCGTGCGCCTATCAAAACTGCTATGGAAGGCGATTTTGACACAGGCAACATGCGCTTCAAAGCGCGTGAGCGTTACAGCTTCGGTGTTTCAGATTGGCGTTCAGTGTTTGGTACTCCGGGCGCAGCGTAATCTGTTTACAATAATTAGAAAGGGCCGCTTGCGCGGCCCTTTATTTTATTTTTCTGTGCTCATGGATTCGAAACCTTTTCGAATCATGTCCTTGTGCATTTCGTTGCAGGCGTCGAGTAGATCGGCGTACGCTTTTACGAACGCTTCCATTTCTTGATTTCCGATCATCCAGCGGTCATGCGGTAGTCCGCGTTGAGCACGTTCTACAATTTTGTTTGCGGTTTTGAAGTGTTCCGCTACTTCATCAATCATCTTTTTTCCTTTCGTCATAGTGAAGAATCCGGTGGCAGTTTGAACACAAAGGAATACATTTTTCAGCTTCCTCATATGCACGTTTCCATTGCCCCTGTTGTACATAGTAACTTACTTTTGTTTCACCAGAGTTTTCAGGATGATGGAAATCTATTACAGCAGGATGACTGAAGCCACAAAAAAAGCAGGATAAACCTGCTTTATATTTCCACCATTCTTGTCTTTTTTCTTTTTTGCGCTTTTTTGTTTTTTGGAGGATAGCCTCTCTATTGCGCTGGTACCAATCAGCGCCGTATTTCTTGTTATACTCCTTTCGTTTCTCCTTGTCCGTATAAGGCATCGGAGATTTTCCCGTGTTGGCTACTAGGGTCTTTCAAATTTTACCGTAATGATGTAACATACAAAACATCCCTGACAGTCAAATGACTGACAAACCCAAAGACAGGAGATCAAAATGGGTACTACTACTTTTTCAGGTCCAGTACGTTCTGAGCGAGGCTTCACAGCTGTAGGCTCAAACGCAGTGGTCCAAATCACAGAAGAAACAACTCTTACATATGCGGATCATGTTGGTCGTATCATTGAAATCAATGACGCAGACGGTGCTGTTACTCTTCCATCAATTACCGCAGATACCATTGGCGCTGAATACAGCTTCTTTATTGGTACAGATGCCACTGATCTTGACATAAAAACAGACGGTACAGATAAATTCTCTGGAACTTTGGCTGTTGCTGGCACTACAACAAAAGCCTTTGCGTCAGATGTTTCTTCTAATGATGTAATTTCAATGAATGGCGGAACGACTGGTGGCGACAAAGGTTCTAATCTAAAGATTGTTGCTATTGGTACTGCTGAGTATCTTGTTAGTGGAACACTCATGGGTGCAGGAACAGTAGCTACTCCATTCGCTGATAGCTAATAGGGGATAAACTATGGGCACTCAATCAATATCACAGGTTTTTCAAGGTCACCGACATCAAAGCGGGTTTGTGGCTATGGGGCGACATCGTATTAAAGAAGTTTCTTTGGTGGGCACCGCAACAGCGGGCCTGCTGGATATTTTTGATACGGATGCAGCGCCAGAGTCTGGGACCTACGCTCAAAGTGGGACTACTGTCACCGTCACGGATACAGGACACGGACTTTCTACAGGTGATATAGTTGGTATTTCCTTTTCTCAGGGCACGGGCGGTACTGCCCAGCCGGGAAATTACGAAATAACTGTTACAACAGCGAATGCTTTCACTGTGACAATGTTAAATTCTAACACAATTACGGGCACTCCAGCTTGTCGTTATGTTGCTACAACACCACAAAGAAGTGATACGAATAGGCGTTGGTTGATGAGTAAGCACACTGCGGCCAGTGATACTTTTGCCAATACGTTCAGTATCCCTAACCAAGGGTTTATTGTAACAAAAGGCATCTATCTTCACATGGCTAATCTTCTTGAAGCAGACGTGTTTTTTGAGTAAGGGTGCATTATGGCTTCCACAAAAGACGTTAAACGACTGCCTTCTGGAAGATTAAGTTATCGGGGAGAAACTTTTAGTGGATATAACAAACCTAAAAGGACTCCCGGTAAAGCCAAAAAAAGCGCTGTATTGGCTAAAAAAGGCGATCAAGTCAAACTTGTTCGCTTTGGTGATAGTTCTATGTCCATCAAAAAAGATCAACCCGCTCGGAGAAAAAGTTTTCGGGCGCGACACAATTGCGACACCGCAAAAGACAAATTTTCCGCAAGGTACTGGTCATGTAAGGCGTGGTAATATGAACGTAGAAGATGTTTTAAAACTGTTGGATAAACACGAAGAAGAATGTAATCGTCGTTATGCTGACATCCAGCGTCAATTGGATAAACTGGATATGCGACTTTGGGGTATTGCGGCTTTAATTATAGCAACTGCTGTAGCTCAGAGGTTTATGTAATGGCTTATTCACGTAAAGGTAAAGGCGCGTCCAAGAAAAGTAAAGGCAGCAAGATTTGTCCTGCTGGGAAAGCTTGGGCAGAGCGTACCTTTGACACGTATCCGTCCGCGTATGCAAATATGGCGGCCTCTAAATACTGCAAAGACCCCAATTACGCAAAGGGGAAGAAAAGTGGGCGAGCTTAAAAAATGGCGGGACCAAGACTGGGTAAGAATAGGAACCGATGGTAAGATAAAAGGTAAGTGCGGGACTTCAAAGGATAAAAAGAATCCTGACCGGTGTCTTCCAAGGTCTAAAGCAAATAGTCTTTCCAAGTCCGAAAGAGCCTCAACTGCCCGAAAAAAGAAACGTGAAGGTGCAAAAGGGAAAACCTTCGTCAAAAACACCAAAGCCGCAGAAGTGAAATTTGCAGCCAAAGGTGGGCCAATCGAAGCAACTAAACCTAAAAGGCCAACCCCGAAAGCAACCGCCCAAGGGGTCGTAGCCCGCGGGTGTGGAAAGGTTTTGGCGAATCGTCGTAAACGTACAAAGGGTTCTGTAAGCTAATGATTAATCTTGCTTTTAAACACGACCTTGAAAAAAACATTTACCAAGAAATTTTGGCATGGTCTGAGCATACGCTACAAAAACCAAACCCTTACTTTAATAAATTACCTGCATGCCCATACGCAAAAAAAGCGTGGACCGAGGGTCGTGTTGCGGTGTTGTTTAAGTATGAAGACAGCTTTCAGGCAGTGTACAGTACTATTTCTCAGTTTGATGACGTTTTTGATTTGGTTATCGTGGTGGACTTGGCGTATAAAAAAGACCCTGAAGAGTTTCACAACTATCTCGAGCAATTGAACGAGGTTATTTCCCGTGGCATCTTTATTGACCGCGACGTTTGGCTTATGGGTTTTCACCCTCACGACGATGAGAACGATTATTTAGACGAAACAACTTTTGAGCAGCTTGTTTCGGACGAGTATGCTATGATTTTTATACAACGTCTGTCTAAAGTATATAAATCTTCGCAACAACTCAAAGCCTTGGGATATTACGAAGAATATGCTAAAGATTATGATGTAGAGACAATCTTTGCACAACGTGAAACGCTATATAGGAGACTTATCGATGGCGATGAAACCTAAAAAGAAGATGCGCGGCGGACCAATGAAGAAGATGCGCGGCGGCGGCATGGTTAAAAAGTTGCGCGGTGGCGGCATGGTTAAAAAGATGCGTTCTGGTGGCGCGGCAAAGAAAAAGAAGTAAGTAATGACAACTTCTGGTAGCAAAGATTTTGAGCTTGATGTAGCGGATTACATCGAAGAAGCTTTTGAGCGTTGTGGCTTAGAGGTTAGAACCGGTTACGATCTGAAAACAGCAAAGCGTTCAATGAATCTTATGCTTGCCGAATGGGCGAACCGTGGCCTTAATCAGTGGACGATCAAACAGCAGACGGTTTCTTTAACGCAGGCAGATGGAGAATATTCTCTTGGTGCTGACGTTATTGATATTCTATCTGTTGTCGTTCGTAGAAGTAACACGGATTATGCTTTGGAAAGACTAAGCAGGGACTCTTTCTTGTCTATCCCAAACAAGACAACGCAGGGTCGCCCATCACAGTTTTTTCTAGATCGTCAGGTTACGCCAAACTTGAAGCTTTGGCCTGTACCAGAAAACAGCACGGACGTTATTTATTATGATGCTTTGACTCGTATGGATGACGCAGATGCTCAAACCAACACTCTGGATATGCCGTTTAGGTTTTATCCGTGTTTGGCCGCGGGTTTAGCGTATTATATTGCAATGAAACGTGCGCCGCAAAGAATACAGCTTTTGAAAGCGGTATATGAAGAAGAGTTTGAACGTGCAATGTCGGAAGATCGTGACCGAGCGTCTTTCAATGTTGTTCCGCAATATGAGTACTTTAGGACCACGTAATGTCAAAGTTCGCCACAGGTAAGTTTGCGTATGCTATTTCAGACCGTTCCGGTTTTCGGTATCGGTACAGAGACATGCGTAAAGAGTGGACTGGCGCATTAGTTGGGAAAGATGAGTATGAACCTAAACAGCCTCAATTAGGCCCCTTTAGAAAGGTCGTTGATGCGCAAGCTTTGAAGGACGCACGACCTGATATCAAGGCGGCTACAACTGTTTTTGTAGGTGTTCCTTTAGTAGAGGCCCCTAATTTGCGGCCTCCGCGAGGTATTACTCAAGTCGGATCGGTTACAGTGGTGATATCATGAGCTTTACATTTAATAGTCTCAAGCAGGCGATACAGGATTATACGGAAAACACAGAAACGACGTTTGTTTCAAATCTTCCTGTATTTATCAGAGCCGCAGAAGAACGCATTTTAAAAAATGTGCAATTAAGTTTTTTTATTAAAAACCAAACTGCGACGCTTTCATCGAATAATCGCTTTTTGCAATGTCCTAGTGACTTTCTTGCTCCGTTTTCACTAAGTTATACGGACGCGAGTGGCGATAAAAACTTTGTTGAGTTTAAAGATGTAAGCTTTGTACAAAGCTATAATCCTGATCAAACCGTAACAGGTGAGCCTAAATACTACGCACAATTTGACGTAGATAACTTCATTCTTGCTCCTACACCAAACTCAAATTATGCCGTAGAATTACATTACATGTATCGCCCATCAAGTTTAACGGCCGTTAGTGATCCTGCAAATGATAAAACATGGTTAAGTGAAAACGCTGAACTGTGCCTATTGTATGGCGCTTTATCAGAGGCATACGTGTTTATGAAGGGTGACGCAGATTTAATGGGTCTTTATGACAAGCGGTTTCAAGAAGCAATGATCGGCCTGAAGTTGCTGGGTGAAGCAAAAGAAACCACGCAAAACTACCGGGTTGGTCAAGTTATTAGAGGTAAACAATAATGTTTAAGCTGGACCTAAATGTACCAGAGACTCCAATTGTTAATGTACAAACAACGGAGGGTCGTGGATTTACCCCTGACGAAGTCGCGGAACGGTGTGTTGAAAAGCTCATCAGTGTATCGGATAGCGCCCACCCTGCCATAAGAGATCAGGCTAAAGCGTTTCAAAAACACATGGAAAAGGTCGTTGCTTTTTATATGCGAGAAGCTATTCGCAGTGACCGCACAAGTGTGTATAATGCCCTAAAGGATGCGGGGCATCCTGAACTTGCTGAAGCGATAAGGAGATTATGATATGGCAATCACGCAAGCAATGTGTACGTCTTTTAAACAAGAGTTATTGACGGGCACCCACAACTTCACCACCTCTACTGGTGATACCTTTAAACTAGCTTTGTTTACTAGCTCTGCGACGCTAGGCGCGTCAACAACGGCGTATACAACATCAAACGAAGTAAGTGGCACAGGATACACCGCAGGTGGCGCGGCGCTTACAAATGTAACGCCGACAACAAGTGGTACGACTGCACTTACTGACTTTGCTGATTTGACTTTCTCGTCAGCTACCATCACAGCCAATGGCGCTTTGATTTATAACGACGATCAGTCAGACAAAGCTGTAATTGTTTTGGCATTTGGTGGCGACAAGACATCAACCAACGGGGACTTCACAATTCAGTTTCCAACTGCTGACGCAAGCAACGCGATCATCCGTATCGCTTAAAGGTGCATACATATGGTAACGCTGGTTAACCGCGCGAAAATGGGCACCAGTACAACAGGTACTGGTACAATAACCCTTGGAAGTGCCGAAACTGGCTACCAAAGTTTCGCTGACGCAGGTGTGTCCAATAGTGATGTGGTTCGCTACGTCATTGAGGACGGTGACGACTGGGAGATTGGTTCTGGGACTTATACAAGTTCTGGGACCACTCTCTCGCGTACCCTTGACGAAAGCAGCACAGGGTCGCTTCTCAACCTATCTGGCTCTGCGGTTGTGTTTATCACGGCTGCGGCTGAGGATGTGTTTCAGGGTGAGCTGATTGCTGAGAACTACGATGGTACGTCTACGAAGCCTAGTGCTACTGGTACAAATGCTGTAGCGATTGGATGGAACTCGCAAGCCTCTGGCGATTATTCTACAGCAATTGGCTATGAGAGCGCAGCAACGCAAAACAACGCGTTTGCCGCAGCAATATCAGGTGGCTTGGCTTATGCTGGAGCGAGGGCAGGTAACAGCATTGCTATGGGTTATAGGGCTACTACCAATAACTTAGGCTCTGTTGCAATTGGCTATACGGCATCAACTTCAGGTAACTATAGTTTAGCTTTAGGCAGAGAAGCAACAACTGCAGGAACTGACGCTGTTTCTCTAGGTAGATCCTACGCCTCTGGCACTGAAAGTTTTGCTGCGTTAATTGATAACAACACTTCAACCTATGGTGCTACTGATACTAACAGCGTTGCTATAGGCAAATTCAACAAGTCTAGTAGCCCACGGGCTGTTGCTCTTGGTTACAATAATGTGGCTTCTCACAGTGGTTCTATTGCAATTGGTAATAGTGTTTCATCCACCACAAGTAATGAAATAAGTATTGGGAGTGATTACGACACTGTTCGGATATCTGAAAGTTATACCCTACCCACCTCAGACGGTACGGCTAATCAAGTGCTTTCCACAGACGGCTCAGGTGCTGTTTCTTTTTCGGATGCGCCTAACCCATTCGATTTGTATGCGGAGAACCCATCTAGTCCGACTGCTCCATCTGCTACTGGCACGAATGCTATAGCTTTTGGGTCTAACGCAAATGCCAGCGGCTCTAGTGCGTTTGCTTTTGGTACAGCCAGAGCGCAAGGAGCAAGTAGTTTTGCTGTAAATCTCGGCAATACAGGGTCTCTGTATAAAGCTGGTGGTACAAACTCTATTGCTATGGGATCGCTGGCAAGAGCGCCAGATAATAATGCTATCGCTATCGGTGATGGTGCGCAAACCGCAGCGGCTAATGCTATTGCATTAGGTACAGGCTCTGAAGCGTCTAATACATATTCCATAGCTCTTGGCGGACGGTATGCTAGAACTGGCGCAGACTATTCGATGGCAACGGGGTATTGGTCTCGTTCACATGTAGTTGGTTCAAAAGTACATGCAAGTGGCAGGTTTTCTTCTTGGGGGGATGCTCAGACAGGAACTTACGTTTTGCGCTCCGACACTACAAATGCAACAGCAGAGGCGATGACGGCAGACAACGGTACGGCTAGTTCATCAAACCAAATTGTCTTGCAAAATGAAAGTGCCATTTCTTTTACAGGGACTGTAGTTTGTCGTGAAGACGCAACGGATGGCGACGATTACGCAGGTTGGGAAATTAAGGGTGTTATAATGCGTCAAGGCGCAGCAGCGGATACGTCTTTAGGTGTTGGCATTGTAAACAAATTATATGCGTCTTCAGGCATTTCTGCGGCGGACGTTGCACTAAGCGCTGATACAACAAACGGTTGTCTCAAAATTCAGGTTACAGGTGTTGCATCCACAAACCTCAATTGGGTTGCTACGGTTAATACATCGGAGGTCATAAACGCATAATGGGTAAGATTGAATTAGATCACACAGGCTCAGGCGGCGGCGTTACACTTAGCTCTGATGGCACTGACC